AATATTGCATAATTTACAAATAACTGATAGAATTACATAATGAGACAAGCAAAAATTATAATTAAAGATGAAGTCAACTGCAAGATTGAAGGTCTTGAACTTGATGCACGTAGAGCCTTAATGAAGAAATTCGAATTTGAGGTTCCGGGCGCAAGATATCTTCCAAGTGTACGATTGGGACGCTGGAATGGTAAGGTAAGTTATTTCAGTCTAGCAGGTAGTACATTCATCAACTTGTTGGATCGTGTAATTCCTGTACTAGAAGATTTCGGTTACGATATCGAATTAGAGGACTTACGCACATACAGCAATTCTTTTAATTTCACCGAAGTGTCCGAGAATACATTCAGTGACAAGGTATGGCCTAAAGGTCATCCTAAAGCAGGTCAGCCTATTGCATTGCGTGACTATCAAGTAGAAATTGTAAACAACTTTTTATCTAATCCACAGTCATTGCAAGAGATTGCTACAGGCGCAGGCAAGACTATTATGACTGCGGCATTGAGTAAGAGTGTGGAACAATATGGACGCAGTATTGTTATTGTTCCTAACAAGAGTTTGGTTACACAAACCGAAGAAGATTACGTTAACTTAGGGTTAGACGTAGGCGTATACTTTGGTGATCGTAAAGAGTTTGGTAAGACACATACTATTTGTACATGGCAAAGTCTTAACAATCTATTAAAGAACACTAAAGCAGGTGAAGCAGATATCCCCATTGGTGAGTTCATTGAAGATGTAGTTTGCATCATGGTCGATGAGGTACACATGGCCAAGGCTGATGCACTTAAAACACTATTGACTGGCGTGTTCAGTCATATTCCTATTCGCTGGGGACTAACTGGAACTATTCCTAAGGCAGAGTTTGAAAAGACTTCATTGCTTGTTAGTTTAGGACCTGTTATCGGTAAGTTAGCCGCTAGCGAACTACAAGATCGTGGCGTACTAGCACAATGTCACGTTAATATCGTACAGTTAAAAGATCATGCTGAATTCACAAACTACCAAAGTGAACTAAAGCACTTGCTTGAAAATCAAAAACGATTAGACAAGATTGCTGATTTAGTTGATAAGATCAAAGACACTGGCAATACTCTTATCTTAGTTGATCGTGTTAACGCAGGTAAAGAATTGATTAACAGATTACCCGGCAGTGTTTTCATTTCAGGCGAAACAAAGATTACAGAAAGAAAAGAAGAGTATGACGAAGTTGCAACTAGCAGTGAAAAGATTATTGTGGCGACTTATGGTGTGGCCGCTGTGGGTATTAATATCCCCCGTATTTTTAATCTGGTTCTTATTGAGCCCGGAAAGAGCTTTGTCCGAGTTATACAAAGTATTGGGCGAGGCATTAGAAAGGCAGAAGATAAGGATCACGTAGAAATTTGGGATATTACAAGTGACTGTAAGTTTGCAAAGAGGCATCTTACACAAAGAAAAGCATATTACAAAGAAGCCAACTATCCATTTAGTTTGGAGAAATTGGACTATTAATATGTTGACAAAGAACATAAGGATTGATAAAATTACAACATGCGTATACTAACATTAGACGATATCTATTATAATTTAGAAACGCTACCAGAAGAGATTGACGATTTACGATTTGCGATTCTTGATAATTCGACACCTAGCAATGTAGACTATCATTATATTCCACTAATCTTTTTAGAATCATTTAACTCTCCTGCGCTAGTGTTAAAGATTGCCGACAAGACAATCAAGATGCCAGTTGATTGGCAAATATTGATTGGAGAACAAGAACACGGAGACTTAGAAACATTACCACTATCAAGTTTAAATGATAGAGGGTTTAATGTATTTCAGTTTAATCCATTGAGCAGTTTTGCTCCCAGTTTTCTTCCAATCGAAATCGTAGACATTTATCCTGACGTAACTTGGTATGCACCTCGATTACGTAACGGACAATTTCTAGCAGTACCCATCGATGATGGTCCAAAGCCTCGCTGTGTTTATTTTGTAAAAGAAGTAAGTCGCAATTGCGAGATTGTAGATTACAGTCAAGTATTTTAAAGGAAGAGAATATGAAATGGTTTGATAAATGGTTTGCTAAAAAAGTTAAGCATGCATGGGATAACAGTCGTGAATTAGTAGAATCTGATGTACCTCAAAAGTTAGTTAGTAACGGTAGGTCTATTGATAGTCATGGTATGAACTTCACCGTGTATCGTGCTAGCGGCGGTCACATTATTGAAACTAGAAGGTATGATAGAAAGCGTGATACTAACGATAACGGGCTACACATCATTACTGATGACAAAGACTTAGGTGAAGAAATCGGTAAGATCATTACATACGAAAATCTAAGAACTTAATATGGCTAAAGTAACAACACCCGTTGACGAAAAGTTTGAGAAGCAGGACTTTGACTTGTTCGAAGCCCTTAATGCCATTGACAATAAGGACTACGAATATTTTGATAGACTAACTCCTGAACAGCAAAAGAAGTTTGTGCCATTCATGATGCTACATTGGATGAGTGCAATCAAGGCTAATGAAGGATTATCAAGATACTATGTCATGAGTGCGGCAGAATATGCTAACAAGTATATGTTCAATGAGAACGTACAAAAGCATCCCAAACTACAATGGCTGATGTTGTGTAGTGCTAGCCCGGGCTTAGGCAAGCAGTTTCATCAATGGATCCCGCATATCAAAATGAATGTGAGTAAGTTGAAAGAAACAGCAAAGGTTAAGGACGTAAAAGAATACTTTAAAAAGGTATATCCTAAAACTAGTGATAGTGACTTAACCGAACTAAGCCAAGCGTTCGTGGAGAATCAAAAGCGTAAGATGTATCTAGCCGAACGATTCCCGAATATGAAATATGATGAAATTGAGTTATTAAGTGACATTGTTACAGATCAAGACATTAAGCAATATGAGCAAGACCTCGGCAACTGAGAAACATAGTTGTGAATTTTGCAATCGTGAATTCATTCGTGAATCTACGATGATGAAACATATATGCGAAAACAAACGTAGATGGCAAGATAAAGATCAGCAAGGTAACCGCATTGGGTTTCAATGCTGGTTACAGTTTTATGTAAAAAACACTGCTACAAAAAAGCAACGCACTTATTTGGACTTTATTAAGAGTTCATACTATCTTGTGTTTGTAAAGTTCGGTCACTATTGTGTAAGTATCAATGCATTGAATATTATGCGTTATGCTGACTGGCTTATGAAAAACAAGATTAAGATTGACAGTTGGTGTAGCGATACTAATTACAATAAGTTTTTGATTGAATACTTAAAGGATGAAGATCCACTAGATGCAATTGCACGTAGTATCGAAACTACTATTGAACTTGCAAAAGTAGAAAACGTTCAAAGCATGGATTGTCTAAGATATTGCAACAGGAATAAGATTTGCTATGCTATTACTAACGGCAAGATTAGTCCATGGATGCTATATCAAAGTGTCAGTGGTGTAAATTTCTTAGAAGGTCTAGACGTTACACAACAAAAGATGATATTAGATTACATCAATCCTGAGCAATGGGCAGTAAAGTTCAAGCGTGATGGTAGTAAAGTGTCTGAGGTCAAGGAACTATTAAATGCGGCAGGATATTAACTTTAAACATACTGTTCGTATACCGTGGAAACACGGAGACACTATTAGTTCTTGGAATGAAGTTTGCGCATGGGCAGTCGAAACATTTGGTCTACCCGGTCATAAATTTATCACACATCCTAATGAAGATTACATGGATTTCATGTTCGAAGATGAGCGTGACGCAATACATTTTAGTTTGGCTTGTTTATGATTGTACGTAAGAGTAAAAATCAATATAGAATCGAATTAGGTAAAGTGTTATCTAAACCCTATACCACTGAAGATAAAGATGAAGTCATGCAATGGTGTAAAGAACATTTTGGTATCGGTGGTAGACACACAAATTGTAAATGGCGTTATGGTTGGGTAGATCGTACTTCCGACTTTTTCTATTTTAAATCAGAACAGGATGCACTATACTTTGTACTAAGATGGTCATGAGTTTAGAAGATGAAATTGCAACTAGTTTAGCAGATAAAATTTCTAAAGAAATAGATAAAGAA